ACGTTGACCTCTCGTACTCTTGAATATAATAATTCAGGGTACAGTAGGTTCAATGATTGTCACTCCTTGCGTTATGCTGCCAATGGTATGAGTTTTGGTCGTGCACGCTTTCGAGCGTACATGAACAATTCATGGGAATCCCAAGAACGTGTCATCGATATCGATGGCGTTCAGGGCACCCTACTCATAGATCTAGACGACTTTCATCTATTCCCGTTTTTTTATGCGGGTTGGAGTCAAGCCGATCTAGATGGATATTCCCAGTACAATAAGATTGATCACTTTTACCATCGGATGTTTTCGTTTTCGAATACAATCGAGGTATATCGCGATCAAACTGACTGGATTTCATCCCATTTCGAGTCAACAAAACGAAGTGGTGAAGACCACCTTCGAGTTGTTGACCCGTACCTCATCGATTCTGATCTGTTACTTGAAAAGACAGAAGAATTGAATAGGTGGGCACTGGAAGAGATGCTGCCTCGTATGGATACTGGATTTAGTATGCCAGTATTCCTGTATGAATTAGGGGAATTGAGAACGCTTGTTAAGAATGCTGTGTCAATAGTGACAAAGCTTCCTAAGCACGTTCGCAAAACTCTAAATCAGCCGATAGCAAACATTTCTGACAACTATCTTTCAGCCATTTTTGGCTGGATCCCTTTACATGGTGATATTATGAAAATTTGGGAAATTTCACGTACATTGATGGAAAACATCGATGTAGTTGTGAAAAATAACAAAAAGATTCAGACATATCATTATAAGAAGGCGCTAAGCCCTCTGACTTTCAGAGAAGCCGAATGGTTTAATACGCGGTTCGAAGTTCCTTATTACGGAACTATCTGCACCACCCCCCAAGAGTTTGAAGATCTTGGGTTCAGGTGGGGCCTCGAACCAGGAGAGTATACATTATACTCTGAGCGTAAACGGTCTATTACAGACCTCGACTTTCACTCGACGTGCAAATTTTCGTACGAACTACCGTTTTCAGACTCTTTTTCAAAGGTCTTAGCGGCAGTTGATGCTTTTGGATTGAATGCCAGTATCGATGATATTTGGCAGGCAATTCCATTCAGCTTCGTAATCGATTGGATTTACGACATCGGCAGTTTCCTAGAGGAGATGAACTCTGATCTCCTCCCTATCAACGTAGTCATTCACGACTACTGCTGTTCCTATAAATATAGGTATACAGACTCAGAAACGTTCTCAGGTGGTTCAACAATTTCTAAAATTGCTGAAGACCCAAGACCGGTGGGCGGCACCATCACGAATGGTCAACAGTCTTTTCAGACTAGTGGCACATTGTATGATAGTGCAATCCTATTTGAGATTGATAACCCCGACGACCCAGCATCGATCATTCAGATCGACGCATACCATCGGTGGGCTGGTTTGCCCACTGATGAAATCAAGTCGTTGCTGCCAAAATTTACTTTCCCTTCTGGGAAGCAAATGGTAACAGCATCGGCGCTTCTTGGTAGTAATCTAAAAATTACTTAATAACCAAGAATTACCGCTCCATATGGGGCAGGAGGTCTACTCATGAAGCCAGACCCATGGTCAGTCCCGTTCGATTATCTCGGAAGTTCGCCGAGCACCTTCACGTGGGTCCAAATGCCGAATAGTAACGGAAGAACCGTCTATTCGCAACCGGACCGACTTGCGGGCTCTGCTGCACTTCTGGAGATCTCACATAATGAAGTGGGATCTAAATCGAACAAGCGGGGGCGTCACTTACTTAAGTTCAGCTGTTATCAGCTTGACGAAAATGGTGACGAAATGCGTGATGACCTTATGGTCGTCTACACATTAGTCTGTGATGTTCCACTCACTGCTTTTGCAAACAGTGCAGCGGGTATCTTGGACACAGCACGTGCTCTGTCAGGATGTTTTCGGGCTAACGGGGTGAATGACGCTGCACTAGCGTTCATTGATTCCGATTTCCTTGATCCATTCCTTGCAGGAGAGATTTAACCACTCTCTCTTAATAATCCTTTTGTCAAAGGATTAGATTAGACGTGCCCCTTAGTACTGTGGGTGCTATTGAGTAGGCTGGATGGAGACTTCCTAATTGAAGAAACCTGAAAAGCCTAGCGAGTTAACGTTTTACGTTAATCTCGCGATCCATTTAATAAGGGATACAGCTGACAAATGTAACTCCGAACCTTCCATTCGCTCTCTCGAACGTGACATTGTCACATTGAGATCGCGTGCAGAATCAGAGGGAATCGCTTTCTTTACGAAAGCCCTCCCATCACTCGGTAAGTGCCTTGACAAGGCGCTTAGCAGTGACTTACCAGTCTCTTATGAGGGTACATCTTTTGGTTTATCCAAAAAGTACCGACACCCAGTATTTCTTGGGTCTCTATGGAGATTGGTTTTTGATTCTGACGGTGTTATACTGTCCGATTTGAACTGTAAGAAATTACATTTCCAAATCCAAGCTGTACGAGCCATAAGGCAGATTTGTTTTCTGCTTTATAAGCTGGAAGGATCATGTAGTGAAAAAGAAGATAGCATTTGCCTCGACAATTTTGTTGAGGTAGACGCTACCCTTCCTGCTGCTAATGATGAAGTTTCATTATCAGCCAGTACTCGTCGCGCTTTAGATAGCGCTGCGATATTGATTCACTATGTCTTACAGGGTTTTAATCCTGCAGACATCCGACCAAAACACGGACCTGGTGCCGTGGCAACAGGTGAAAAACAGTGGGAGAAGAAAAACTTCTCTCGTCTGTATGTAGCTCTTGAAGAGTATTATCCGTTTTCGGACTACTTTTTCATGAACTATTCCCACCTATGTTACGATATGGAAACCTTAGACAACCTTGAGGTTGTCGATGAAGCTGAGGCACTTATTGCCTTAGTTCCAAAGGATTCCAGAGGACCACGCGTTATCTCTATGGAACCACTAGAACTTCAGTGGATCCAACAAGGGGTGATGACTGCTTTAGTCCCATTTATGGAACGAGCAGGTTCACCATGTGCTGGTCACTTAAATTTCAGTGATCAGAGCATTAACGGTGCCCTCGCACTTCGAAACTCCTACAATGGTATGTTCAATACATACGATATGAAGGAAGCTTCGGACCGCGTTTCCACCTGGTTAGTGAAAGAACTTCTTCCTCACGATATCTTCGACCATTTTATGGCCTGTAGATCCGTGAAGACAGTTCTGCCAGATGGGCGCTGCGTTGTCCTGAATAAATTTGCGCCGATGGGATCAGCATTATGCTTTCCCGTCGAGGCTCTTATATTTTGGGCACTTGCAGTTGGCTCTAATCGAGATATATACTCTGTTCGTCATTTAGATGACTTGCCAGATGTATATGTCTACGGTGACGACATAATTGCTTCTAAGAAGCATTATGATAAATTTTCCACCGTCTTCGAAGAATTGTTTTTACAATTCAACGAAGATAAATGCTGTACTGGGCGATTCTTTCGAGAATCGTGTGGGATTGATGCATTCAAACTCATGAATGTCAATCCTGTCAGAATTCGCAAAAGGTGGAATAATTCACTGTCGCCAGCTGCCACCCTCGCTTATATAGCCTATGTAAATAGCTATAGGGCAAGGGGTTATCATCAGACTGCAGATTATCTGCAGAAAATGATAACTAAAGTGTTTGGATCGATTCCATACACGAATAGACGTGACCTCACTGGTTACTTCTATTTCATGTACGGTACTGCAGATGATGTGGTTAAACGAAACCGCGCTCTCTTTAAGACCCGCTTCAATGCGGACTATCAAAGAGACGAGGTACGCGTCCCACAATCATTTGCCCCTCAGATTAAGAGGGGTGATCCAGACTGGGCTGAGTGGTTCCGAAGGATATCTTCTGAAGGGGGTCCTAAACCCTTCAGTTTTGTTCCCGAAGAAACCTCTGAGCCATGCAGCTACACCGTACCTAGACGGATTAAATCTAGGTGGGTCTGGGTGGGGTTGTTAAACCTCACCCAGTAAGGGTTACTTACGCTTAGCGTAAGCCTGAGCGGAACTTTCGGCACTTTTGTCAAACATCCCTGTTTGCAGAAGCACACGATTGTTCCGCCCCCCGAAAAAAAAAAAAAA